CTCTGTTTAACAATGCTGAACTCTATGATGTAAGTTTAATTATTGCTGGTAAAACAACTGCTGCAACTGCTAAGATTATTGCTGATCTTGCTCAGACTCGTGCTGATTGCGTTGCCTTTATTTCTCCACAAGATGTTAGTTCTGGCGATCCGATCGTTGGTAACTCTTCAACTGAGACAGATAAGATTGTTGCTTATCGTAACGCAGTTAATGTTATCCACAGCTACGCTGTAATGGACTCTGGTTACAAATATCAATACGATCGCTATGCCGATAAGTATCGCTATGTTCCATTGAACGCTGATATCGCTGGTTTATGTGCTCGTACTGATTACACTAATGACCCATGGTTTAGTCCAGGTGGTTATAACCGTGGAACTATCAAGAATGTTGTTCGTTTGGCTCATAACCCAGACAAAACAAATCGCGATACATTATATAAAGCTGGTGTCAATCCAGTTGTTTCTTTCCCAGGACAAGGAATTCTTCTTTACGGTGACAAGACTATGCAGACTAAGCCAAGTGCTTTCGATCGCATCAATGTCCGTCGCTTGTTTATCGTTCTTGAGAAAGCAATCGCAACTGCTGCTAAATTCCAGTTGTTTGAATTCAACGATGGATTTACTCGTGCTCAGTTCAAGAACTTAGTCGAGCCATTCCTCCGTGATGTTCAAGGTCGTCGTGGTATCGTTGACTTCCGTGTTAAGTGTGATGACACCAATAATACTGGTGAAGTTATTGACCGCAACGAGTTTATCGCTGATATCTTTATTAAGCCAAATCGCTCTATCAACTACATTACCCTGAACTTTGTTGCTGCTCGCTCTTCTGCGAACTTCACAGAGATCGGTGGTTAATACCTAAATAGAGATAAAGGAGATAACAAATGGCAAATATTGCTGATTTTAAAGCCCAACTGATTGGTGGCGGTGCTCGTCCTAATCAGTTTCGCGTAGACTTAACATTTCCAAATTATGTTTCTACTGGTGCTATCGCTGGCTTGCAAGGTCAATTCCTTTGCAGAGCTACAACTTTACCTAGTTCACTGTTAGAGAATATCGCTATTCAATATCGTGGTCGTCAGGTTAATGTTGCAGGCGAGCGTACTTTTGAACAGTGGTCTGTTACAATTTATAACGATACTACATTCAATATCAGAAATGCTTTTGAAAGCTGGTCAAACGGCATTCAAAACAATTCTACAACTTTGGGTCGTACTAATCCTCGTGATTACCAAGTTGATATGTCTTGTAATCAATTAGATCGTAGTGGTTCTACTGTTAAAACTTACATGTTTCATGACGCTTATCCTGTTGCAGTTGGACCAATTGCTCTGGACTATGAAACAACTAACCAAATCGAAACTTTCGATGTGACATTCCAATACAATTACTGGACTTCGAACACTTCTACTGATGGTGCTGCCTTTGGCGTTAATGCTACAGTCAATACTCCAGTTGGTTCGTTCCCACTCCCACTCTAATTCGTTAGAGTTGGATTTACTTGAGGTTATATAATGGCTGAATTATTCGGTTTTGAAATAAGTCGTAAAAAAGAGAAGCAGCTACCTTCGGTGGTAGCTCCTTCTTCTGATGATGGATCAACAGTAACCAGTTCGGTTAATGCTGGTGCATATTATTCTCTGGTCGTTGACCTAGAGGGTATTGTAAAAAATGAAAACGATCTTATTCGTAGATATCGAGAAGTCGCTCAGTATCCTGATTGTGATACTGCAATTGATGACATCGTAAACGAAGCGATTGTTGTAGAAGAAGATTCTGAAGCAATTAAACTTGTCACTGATGACATGCAAGTTTCAGATAGCATTAAGAAAAGAATTCGTGAAGAGTTCAAAGAAGTTTTATCTTTAATCAAGTTCTCTGAAAAGGGACATGACCTGTTTAGACAGTGGTATATTGATGGTCGTTTATACTATCATATTCTGATTGATGAGAAGAATCCAAAAGCAGGTATTCAGGAATTGAGACAAATTGATCCTAGAAAAATTCGTAGGATTAAGAATATCAAAAAAGATAAAGATAGAAAAGGTGTTGAAGTTGTTGTAAATATTGAAGAATATTATATCTACAACGACAAAGGAATTACTGAGCAGACTACTCAAGGTGTTCGTTTAACACTTGACTCTGTTCTATACTGTGGTTCTGGAATGGTTGATCTAAACACTGGTATGATGTTATCGCATTTACATAAAGCGATTAAGCCAGTGAATCAACTAAAGATGATTGAAGACGCTGTAGTTATCTACCGCATCAGTCGTGCTCCTGAACGCAGAATATTTTATGTTGATGTGGGTAATCTGCCAAAAGTAAAAGCAGAGCAATATGTTAATGACTTGATGAATCGTTACAAGAATAAGATTGTTTACGATGCAAATACAGGTGAAGTCAGAGATGATCGTAAACATTTGTCGATGCTTGAAGATTTTTGGATGCCTCGTCGTGAAGGTGGTAAGGGTACTGAAATTACTACACTTCCAGGTGGTCAAAATCTTGGTGATATCCAAGACATCCAATATTTCCAGACTAAATTATATCAAGCATTGAATGTGCCGAATAGTAGGTTGCAAACTGACACTGGGTTTACCCTTGGTCGTTCAACTGAAATTAGTCGAGACGAATTGAAGTTTCAAAAGTATATCGCTAGACTGCGTAAGAGATTTACTAATCTGTTTAACGATGCATTGAAGATTCAATTAGTTGCTAAAGGTGTTATTCGTGAAGAAGAGTGGGATGGTTTAAAGGCAAACCTCCGCTACGACTTTATGAAAGATAATGCTTTCGCAGAGTTAAAAGATACAGAGTTGTTGAACAATCGTTTACAAGCATTGCAAATGATTGAGCCATATATTGGTAAGTTCTATTCAGTTGATTGGGTTAAAAAGCATGTTCTCCGTATGTCGGAAGATCAAGTTGAAGAAATCCAAAGTCAAATTGATGCTGAAGGTAATTACCAAATTAGTAATGCCCAACAGCAAGGTGCTGCAATGGGAATGCAAATGGTAGCCCAACAGCAAGAGTTAGAAAATGCTGGTTTTGGTCAAGACCAACAACCGCAACCGAAAAAATAATTAGGAGATAATATGAGCACACTTGATTTGATTAATGCAATTGAAGCTGGTAATTCAGTGGATATTGAAGCAAGTTTTAATGACATTATGGCCAATAAAGTATCTGATAAGTTAGATGCTATGAGAGCCGATATGTCTCAGAATATGTTTACAACTCCAGAAGAGACTGAATCTGAATTTGATCCAGAGGATGAGATTACAGCGGAAGATGACTCTGAGATTGAAACAGAAACTACAGAAGAGAATGAGTAAATCCTTTTCCTCTTTTAAGAAACAAGTCCTTGAGCAATCGGGACTTGTTGATTCACTTTCATTGTATGGCAACGATGTTGAAATCACTGAGAGTTTAGATATCATTATTAATGGTGAGAGTATTAAATCTAATGTGAACACATTGGAAGAAGCGAGGGAATACGCCAAGAGATATATTGAAAATACTACATTACTAGAAAATATCGACACGACAATCCCAGAAGAAAAAGTTGCACAGTTTATAAGACAATATCATAATATCGAAAAGATTACAGATACATTAGTCGAATCATACATTGAACTCGCTTCTTCCAATATGTTTACAGTTGATCCAGTTGTGACTGCTATTAAAGAGTCTAAGACTTCAGAGTTTTCTGGAAAACTACAATATGAATTGAACGATGGCTCCGTAGTTGCAATTAACGAAGCTACGCAAGAAATGCTAAATAATATATTAGCGGATAAAAACGAAATCGTTGAGTATATGCGTGAAAGCAAAACCAATTTCGTTCGCATTATAAAAGAACTCGGAGAATAAAATGGCTGTTACAAAAACCATACTAAAGTGTACTAATAATGAGACAGTAATTAAAGTCGCTGGCACTGCTGCAGCTGCAACTATTGATCTCCAAACAGATTGTCTTGCTACTACCGATGCGTTAGATGGTGCTACTCAAAGAGTTAATATTGCTCAGTTGCAATATTGTGGTTTAGCCAGTTCAACTATCACTGTTGCTAGAAACTCAGTTAATATTTTCACAATCGGTGCTGAAGGCGAAGGAACTATCGATCTAGGAACTGGCAATGGTATTGCTGATACTATTCAAAATGATCAAGATATTTCTGTAACAATCGCTGGCGCAGAAGCCCAATGTTATTTGGTTCTGCGTAAAGTCGGTGGATTCAAGTCTAAGGTTGAGAATGCAACTTACGGTGCTTATGACGATCCTACTCGTGTCGGTGCTTCAACTACTATGTCTGGTAGCCCAGATAAGGTATAAGGAATAAAAATGAAACTTATCAGAGAAGTAGTAGAACAAACAAACTGTGTCATCGAAGAAAAAGTCGGTGGCAAGAAAAACTATTTTAT